ATGAGGAAAACACTGCTAGCCTGCGTGCTGCTGACTTTATCTGCCAGCAGCTTTGCCGCACCGCAACTGGAGACCATCAGCCGCCTGCAATACGGTAAGGACTGGGCCTTCACCCGTGAAGAAGTCATGCTGCAATGCCGTCCTGGCAATGCGCTGTATGTGATTAACGACAGTACGCTGGCGCAATATCCTCTGAATGACGTGGCAAAAGAGCAGGTTAAAAACCATCAGGTTCAGGCGGTGCCCCTGGAGAAAATCTGGCTGGATGACCCGCAGAATCCCGGACAAAAAATGAGTCTGGCACCTTTTATCGCCAAAGCTGAATCGCTCTGCTGAAGCGCCGTGCTGCCGGTAAATGGCTGATGTTAATCCCATGTTTTGCGTATGTTGTCACACAATGAAAATAATGCCTCATTGTTATTATCACTATGTTTCAAACTGAGTGGAAATTAGTCATCTGTCGTCTATTCTTTAAGTTGTACGGCTTAACCGCCTGCATTAATGCCAACTTTTAGCGCACGGCTCTCTCCCAAGAGCCATTTCCCTAGACCGAATATAGGAATCGTATTCGGTCTTTTTTTTGCCTGTTTTTCAAAACAATCACTTATAGTAAAAACAATCACTTAGGCTGTTTTCACTTACCCTTAATGTTACTCATTTGGATTCTCCATCGCCATTTTATCGCCACTGATTTGAGCCAGCGGATTCAGGTGGATAGCGTCTTCCAGGTGATCCGGAGCAAAGTGCGCGTATCGCATAGTGACCCGGATATCTGAGTGCCCGAGGATGCGCTGCAGCACGATGATGTTGCCACCGGCCATCATAAAGTGACTGGCGAAGGTATGGCGCAGGACGTGCGTCATCTGACCTTCCGGCAGTTCGATGCCGGCCAGCCTGATCACCCGATAAAACTGCTTATAGCAGGGTGAGAAGGGAGTGCCTTTACGGGCGATCAATTCGTCATAGAGAGGGCGGGCGAGGGGAACGGTACGGTTCTTTTTACCTTTGGTATTGATGAAGGTGAGTTTATAGGGAGAAATCTGCGAGCTTTTGATTTTTGCCGCCTCGTTCCAGCGTGCGCCGGTTGAAAGGCAGACTTTAACGATAAGCGTTAATTCGTCATTTCCATGCTGCTCACAAGCTGCCATAAGCTGCAGAATTTGTTCCTGAGTCAGCCATGCCATTTCACGTTCCGGCTGGTCGAACTCGCGGATATTTTCCAGCGGGTTAGGTAACGACCATTCCCCCAGGCGTTTCAGCTCATTGAACACCGCCCGTAAAAAAGCGTGTTCACAGTTCACCGTACCAGTTGAAACCTTCCTGGTAGCCAGGCTGGTACTGTAGCCGTTATCAATTTCACCTCTCAGTCGCTGATCACGATAGTGTGCCCAGTCCTTCGGTGTGATCATGCTGGCTATCGGGTCACCCATTCCCGCGCTGATAATCCTTAGTTTGCCCAGACGTCCCTTTTTATCATTCAGAGAGCAGCCGTGCAGGCTGTACCAGAGTTCGACCAGTTCGCTCAGCTTCCGCCGGTCTTCCTTCTCACCCAGCCACGGTTTGTTCTTCGCCTGATCCATGGTGTAAGTCTCAAAGGCTAAAGCTTCCCCCTTGGAATCAAACTGCCTGCGGCACCGCTTACCTTCGCGCCCGAACGGGTAGCATTCACATAACCATTTGCCGGTAGACAGCTTTCTAACACTCATCACATTCTCCTTTTTGAGAATGTGAATTTTACTGTATATAAAAACAGTGTAAATGTTTGATTTATTCAGTCGTATACATGTTGGTATAAAATAACCCATGATGACAAAGAGCCTAGCTAGAATTTAATGTATGTCTTAGCTGTCACCTTACTCTTTGTCCCCATATATCTCGCCAAATTGATATCAGTTCAAGCGCTGATTTTTTAAGCTCTTTTTTGTTTATTCCTTGTTGTTTTAATCTTTTTAGAATGGTTTTCATTAAAAGATTATCCCATTCATCAAAAGTTGTACGTGCCGGAATTTCTACTAATATTTTAGGGGCATTTATATTATGGCTTAATTTATCTCCTGGTTTTCCTGGTTGGAGATAAACTGCTCTTGATTGTATTATTCCGTCAATTAATTGAGGGTGTTTGCTAATTTCAAAGCTAATGGCTAATTTTAACTCAACAGGATTATGGAAAATTAAAACTAATGTTGCGAACTTCTTGCTGAATCTTTTTAGTGCCCATATTGAAGTAACATCACCAGAGTATGAATCTTTTTGAAGTTTTATCAAATCAAGAAGAGAGTCATCTCCAATTGTATTTAATATTATCACGGGGATTAGCCTGCCATCTGCAGTTGCATTATGAGCTATGGCTCCATCCGCAATCATGTTGTAAAAATCACTATTAGAGACCGAGATTTTGTTTTTCATTGGACACCATGTTTATAATATGTGTTTCTACGGAAATAGTGTTGTTATCGGCTGTTTCTGCGACAAGTTTATATAAGTCGATATTTAATTTGACAGACGAGTCTAAAATTAATTTAAATGTAATCCAGCCCGCTCTGGATGATCTTTCAGCTAAATTTAAGGGCAATTCTATTATTTCTGAGTGTTCTTTTAGGTTTATGGGGGATACAGTAACACAAGGGCGAAGTTTGACTATTTTCATCCTTCTGTATTTATCCAAGCATTCCAGTCTAAGTTCAATATTGTCTATCGAATTTGAAATGCTTGCCGTATTCGTAAAACGTATTGCAAACGAAACATATGTGTCGTCATCCTTCGTCCATCTATATGAATCTATTAAATATGGCTTAACATATGTGTAACGTTCTCCGTGCTCTTGTGATGTGATTCTTAACGTTTCCTTAGCTATTGAATAACTGCGTTTAGAAAATATGGCTGAAATTCCAGCTATAAATAATGAAGCGGTTGCAATCCAATCACTTGTATTCAATTCATTACTCCTAATATAAAAACTGATCTATTTAAATGCTTTAATATTTATGGCGATATAATATCTCTTAAACTTGCTTTGCGAAAGGTTTTCGATAACCTTAGTCTCATAATATGGAATGGTAGCCTGTTATTAAAATAGGAAAACCCGCTTTCGCGGGCTTGGTTTCAGTGCATTTGCAGAGACTGCTGACTATGTTTATCCGGATGTAGCTGAACGGCATGAACTGTTCCTGGCTCAACAATAATATCGGCGATCGATTCATGAGTTTTAAACGTGCAACTGCAATTGATATTCTGGCACTGGTGATAACGTTCTTTGGTGTTGACGCTCAGATAACGGCTGGAACGTGCGTGTGCTGCGTGTTGGCATTTCGGACAGTGCATCATAATAATCACCATGCAATCATTTTAATCAGATGCGGTCATTGTATGTTATTGCTGAAAACATACATCCGGGATTACAGTGTTTTACATAACAGGTGACAAAACCCCCAAGGCAGACGAGATGACAAATCAGGACGATATACAAAGCGCGATCCGTGACGCTAACGAAAGGGAACGCTATATCTGGCGTCGTGCCCGTTGGTTTATGAAGGTCGTGTGTGTTGGCCTTCTTATATACGCACTCTTCCCAGTGGTGTTTTGGATATACTACTGTTTTTAGGCATGTTTTATGCGCTAATCATGAAACTTGGCATCAATCATTCACAAGCTATCGTCCCCGCTCGCCTCATAACTCACATCCGACAACAACACCTCCAGATTCAACGTCGTCACAAATCCACTGCCGCCCAGGCTGTGTGTCACCTTGCTGATTATCCAGGGCTGTGCGTCGATCACGGATTTAAAACCGGACACCGCCACCGGCGTCTCAGGGAATAAATCAGCCCGCCCGCGAGCCAGAGAGATAGAGAACTCTGCGACACCGCGCTGGAGTTTGTCCCACTTCGCCTGGGCTGCCCGCATGGCGGCCTTTTGCGTGGCATAGATGGTGGTGAGGTTAAACACGTTTTCATCACTTCCTTCCAGATAATCCCCTTCCTTAGCCTCCGTCGTCTTCTGCACTTTCGCGCTGGTCTTCTTTGCCTTCGGATGTTGCAGGGCGCGCAGGTACTGCACTTTCGGTTTGCGCTGTACCTTCACTTTTTTCGGCTTCGGGTCTTTGGTATGCAGCCAGCTTGCCGATACGCCGGTATAGGCTCCACGGTCAGCGATATTAAACGTGTGCCCGTCGCCGTCGCTGCGGATAATCGTCATCTGCGGGATGGGCTTCCCGCTCGCCGTCTTTGCCGCCCCAGGCTTGATAAACAGCAGACTGCCCGCCTTGATGGCGACAACCGCGCCGTTCAGCTCCGCCAGACGCGTGATAAATTTCGCGTCTGTTTCCTGGGTCTGGTCGATGTGCGACACCGGTACGCCCCTGAAAGGTTCAGCAATCGCGGGCTTGAGGTTGTTCCGCGCTGCCACGGCGGACACCACCGCCTCCAGCGTCGTGTCGTGATAGGAGTTGTCGCGGCGGGAGTTCAGGCTGCCGCGATAGTCCGCACTGCGGGCGCGAATGGTCAGCGTGTCCGGCGTGCCGCGATGCTCCACCTCATCCACGGTAAAGTCGCCTTTGTTCGTCAGCGCCTGGCCTTTCCAGCCGAGCGCGATATTAATCACCGCGCCGCGTGGCGGCATGTCCAGCAGGCCGTCGGTGTCGCTCAGCTCGATATCGAGCTGGTCAGCCTCAAAGCCACGGTTATCGGTGAGCGTCAGGGAAATCAGCCGGTTGCTCACGTCCTGCGTGATGTCCTTACCGCCGACAGTTACCGAGAAATCCGGCGCAAACTGCGCACCGGCTGCGATAGTCATATCTGTAATCACAGCAAGTCTCCCAGCTGTCCCGTTAACCCACCGGCCTGGTTCAGCAGCCCGTCGGCCTGGGCTTTCATGTCGCCGAACATCGCCGCAAGTGATTCATCCACGCGGGTCAGCGTCAGCGTGAATTCAATCTTTCGGGCGGCACCGTTGGAGAAATGCTCCGTGTGGGTTTCGCTCACGCTGTTCACCACGAACATTCCGTAAATGGTACCGCTGCCTTCCAGAAGAGGCCACGCTTTGCCCTCATCCGCCATCAGATTCAGTGCCATCAGCGACAACTTTCCGCCGGTGATTTCCGGCATCAGCACGCCGGATAGGGTGATTTTCTCCTCATTGACGCCGAGAAACTGCGGCAGCGGGCGCAGGCCGACGCGGTTATTCGCAGGCCAGCGGTAATCGACGTCCCGCTGCAAACTTTGGTAAGGGACGGTCTGCAACTGAAACACAAACAGCCCGAGCGTTAACATCATGCGGATATCTCCTTAATCATTATCCATGCGGGAACGTTGCTGTGCGGCGCGGGCGCGGTCACGGGCTTCCAGCTCAGCACGGATCTGGCGGCTGGTATCCTGGACACCCAAACCGGCACCGGCGGCAATGGTGTAATGGTGCGTGCTGCGGTCGATATAGCTGCGCCCGCCGCCGACGGATACCGGCGTATAACCGCCGCCCGGCAGGACGCCAGACGGCGGGGTAATCGGGGCGGGATTATCCAGCGGGTGCGCATCCCCGTCGCCGGATTGCTTCGAACGCTGATCAGCCTTGTCCGCCGTTTTATCAATGTCGGCTGACTCATCCTTGATAATTCCAAGCTTCTCCAGCAGCCAGTCGACACCGGATCGCAGTTTGTTGAACGCCTGTAACGGCGCGGTCAGCGCGTTGGCGATGGCCTGCCCGAACATCACGCCGGTGTCCTTGCAGTTATTCAGCGTTTCCTGCGTGGATTTGACCGGTTCAATCAGGTCTTTGAACCACTGCCAGACCATTTTTAGTTTGTCGCCCAGCCAGTCAAACACCGGCTTGAGCGGCGCAAACAGTTCCTTCACCGGCGCGAACGCAAAGCCCAGCCCTTCAATCACCCCCGCAAAGAACGCGCTGATCGGCTCCCAGTATTTACGGATAAGCAGCGCACCGGCGACGATGGCCGCCGCGACGGCAACGACAGGCCAGGTCAGCCCGCCAATGACGGTGATAATTGCGCTGCCGACTGTACCGAGGATTGTCCAGAGCATACTGGCAGCAGCTACGATCAGATTAATGCCGCTGATAACCGGACCCGCCACCAGACCAAACACGCCGAGGGCGCCGATAATCAGCAGCGCACCGCCCGCAATTTTGCCGAGCGTCGTCGCCAGGGCTTTATTGTTCACAATCCACTTATCGAGTTTCAGCACGTAGCCGGTGGCGGTTTGTACCAGTTTGCGCAGTGACGAATCCTGCTGATCAAACAGGTCTGTGCCGACCGCCTCATAGGCGGACTGAAATTCCTTAAAGTCGCCGCCGAGGTTGTCCTGCATGATCGCCACCAGCGCCTCGGTTTTGCCGTCCGAGGTTTTGAACGCCTGGGTAAGCTTGTCGAGCTTGCCCGACGTTGCGCCGTCCATCAGCACCATCGCCGACGAGCTGGCCTCTTCACCAAAGATGGCTTTCATGTACTGCGCACGCTGCGAGTCACCGAGCTTGTTTTTCGCAAAGCTCTTTTGCATTTCTTTCAGGATGACAAACAGCGGGCGCATGTTGCCTTTGCTGTCCGCAGTTTTCACCTTCAGCTCACCGAGCGCGGCAGCGGCGGTGCCCGTCGGTGCCTGCAGGCGGGTAATGACCGCACGCGCACCGGTGCCCGCCATTGAACCGGTGATTTTGGCATCCGCCAGGGCGGCAGCCATCGCGGCGGTTTCTTCGACGCTGATACCGGCCTGTTTTGCCACCGGTGCGGCATAGGTCATGGTGTCTGACAGCCCGTCAAAGGTGGCGGCAGATTTATTCATTGCCGTAGAAAGCACGTCGCCGATGTGCGCCACGGTGTCATTAGTCATGCCGAACGCGGATTTCACGCCCATCAGCAGGGTGGCGTTCTCCTCCATGGTGCGTTTGTTTGCCAGGGACAGATTGAGGATGGTCGGCGTCGCCGCCAGAATGCCGTCCTTGTCCGCGCCGGATTTGGCGACAATGATTTGCGCGGCGGCGGCATCATCCGCAGAGGCGGCGGTGTTGTCGCCGAGCTGCCGCGCCTGGGTGCGCAGGGCGGTCATATCGGCAGAGTCTTTTTCTAATCCTAACGTCGCCTGTAATTCTGAGTTTTTCTGCGCAAAGTTAAATCCGGGCATAAGCAGCCCGACACCCGCCGCCGTGCCCGCCGTCGCAATCCCCACACCCGCAGCCCCTGCACCGGTCACGCTACCGGCAAACTGTTTGCCCGCCTGATACCGCCCTTTCACCGCGTTGAGTTTGGCCTGCTGCGCGCTGACGCGTGCCAGGGATCCGCGCTGCCGGTTGAGCTGCGCGGTGGTTTCACTGATGGAGCTTTTCAGGCGGCGCTCAGAGTCAGACAGCGTGCGCGTGCTGATGCCCGCCTGGCTGAGTTCCGTGCGCTGACGCTGAACCGACTGCCGCAGCCCGTTGAACTGGGTCTGCAACTGCGCGGCGGTACGCTTCGCGGACTCCATCGCCTGCGCCTGGGCGCGGGTCGGGTTGGCGGTGTTTTTGAACTGGATAGCCAGCGCCGCCGCTTCCGCTTTGGCGTCTTTGAGTTTCTGACCGGTGACGGCAAGCTGCGCGCTGGATTTCCTGAAACCGTCAATCTTTCCGGCCTGAGCGTTCAGGTCTTTGAGGGTGTTTTGTGAATTCCTGATATCTCCGGACAGCGCCTTACTGGCATTCTGTACCGCTTTAAACGGGCGGGTCGCCTGGTCAACCGCCTTTAACAACACCTCTAACTTTACGTTACTCACTGTCGGTGGCTCCGCTGCGCTGCATGGCCTTATGACGCCACACCAGCAGCTCGGTCAGCGTCATCGGGTTCAGTTCTGACGGCGGCCAGTGAAAAATCACCGCAATATCCGCCATCAGGTCATCAACGGTCAGTGCCGCAGGAAGTTTTACTGTTCCGATTTCGGCGATAAAAAACCGATCACCTTGCCCGCCATGGCAATCAGGTCGGGCAGATGCAGGCTTTTGCAGTCCTGAGTGGTCAGGTTCGGGACGGTAATGCGCGGCAGGATCACGGTCAGCGCGTCAACGTCGGCATTCGCCAGCGCCGCCAGGCCAATCCCGCGCAGGTGTCCCGCGTTCGGTTTGATGATTTCAATCTGAGTGATCAGGGTGTCGCCGCGTTTGATCGGCTCTTCCAGGATAACGATGTTTTCATTGTGTTCTGACATAGCGGTGTCTCTTATTCAAATTTGAGGTTTTGCGCCGGAATCCGGCGCGGGTTACGGATTACAGGCCAATGTTTTTGCGGTGCTCCGCCACGCGGTCAACGCCGCCGACGATTTCCACCATGTTCACGGTATCGACTTCAATCACGTCTTTGCCGTCAATCGTGAGTTTGAAATAGGTACATTGGGTAGTGATTTTAGTTTCGGTGTCCTCACCCTGTTTGTACTCGCCGAAATCCATTTCTTTATGGCGTCCGCGCAGGGTGACTTCCACGGCGGAGGTGTCGCCGTTGTCGTCACGCTGGAAGGAACCGGCAAAGCGCAGCGGCACGGCATCCACCGCGCCCCACTGTTTCAGCACCAGTTCATCAAGCCCGCCCACCGTCCACTCAAAGGTCAGCGCGTCATCGTCCAGGCCGAAATCAATCGAGGCCGAACCGGTCATGCCGCCGCCGCGATAGTTCTCAAGCTTGCGGGTGAGTTTTGGCAGCGTCAGCGCGCTGACCATGCCGAGGTAGCTGTTCCCGTCGTTAAACAGGTTCAGGTATTTCAGTTTCTTAGGCAGTGCCATGTTTTAGCGCCTCTTAGCTGTTAACGGACGTGGCGAACGTCGCCAGGTACTGATCGGTAATGCGCTGACGCAGGGTCAAATCTTCCAGCGGCGGCACCGGCGTATAGTCGTAATCAATGAACAGCTTGCCCGCTTTCAGGGTTTCGACGGTGTTGGCTTCGGGGTCATACCAGCAGGAACCATCAATGATCAGACCGGCAGATTTCATTTCGCGCAGCTTGGCGTTAATGCCCGCAATCATGTCTTTGATAAGCGTCGGGGTCATTGGCCTGTCCATCGCCCACAGGTGCGCTTCTGCCATGGTGTCCGCCAGCACCTGCGCGGTGCGGGTGTAGTTCTCAAACAGGAACAGCGGATCGTCAGAGCAGGTGCGCTGCCCCCAAAACTTAAAGCCGTCTTTGCGGATAAGCGTGGTCACGCACGCCTGATTCAGCAGGTCGGCATCGGTGCCGGTGGTCTGCAAATCCCAGTACACGCTCGCAGACAGGCCGGTGACGCCGTTGATCCCAACGTTAGAAAGCGTTTTATGCCAGCCGGTTTCTGCGTCGATTTTGGCACGCAGGCCGAGCGCGTAAGCCGTCGCGGGCGCGATATCGCTGGCATTGGTGGTGGTGTTCCAGTACACGAAATCAGGCCAGACAACCATCAGCTCACGCTGGCTGAAATTGTCGCGGTACTTGATGGCATCGGACACGGTTTTGCAGCCATACGCGCTGACGTAGCCAAAGGCGCGCAGCTGCTGACAGACGGCAGCGAGCGCCGTGGCGACCTCCTGATTATCAAGCCCTGGCACGCCGAGAATGCGCGGCTTTACGCCGAGTTCAGTTTGTGCAGACAGCAGGGCTTTCATGCCGGTATACATACCGGTTTCGTCCGAACCGCCGATGATGTTGGAGGTGGTTTCCGCGTCGGTTTCGCCCTCTGCGACGCGGACAACGACAACAACCGGTTTAGCCTGGTTGGCGATTGCCATCAGGGATGAACGCAGCGTGCCGGTTTTTCCCGCCTTGCCTGCGGCGGTCAGTACGTTGCTGATAAGCACCGGCGTATCGAGCGGGAACGCGTCGGCGTCCGCATCTTCTGCCGTGCAGACCATCCCGATGATGGCGGTGGAAACGGTGGAGATAACGCGGGTGCCGTCATTGATTTCAACAACGCGCACACCGTGATGATAATCAGCCATGGTGTTTTTTCCTGTGATTAATAAGCCAATCAATCATCGCGTGTTGTGTACGCGCAGGCACGGCGGGCGGGGTGTGTGGGGAATGGCACAACGTGGCCGTCTCCCCGCCCATAACAGGGAGACGGCTGAGGTAATAAACCTTCAGAACATGTCAGGCGAAGACATCAATCTTTGTCAGTTTTGGGGTCACGGATATTTTTTTATCCGTTTCCCCCGAGCTGGATGTTTTTTTATCACCACCTTCTTCCATTTGTTTTTGCAGTAACTGCGCAAGTTGTTGATAAAGAGCCTCTAATTGCTGTTTCAGCAGTGCTTGCTCTTCTTTTGAAAGGCCTCCCTCTGCAATACGCTCGAGAACAGTTGAAATTTTCTCTTGAATATCATGTATCTGTGCCGAAATGTCCTTTTTAGAATGTGACTTACCAACTTCATTGTCTGTACTTATCGGATTGCCACGCATGCCTGTATCTATAACCATTTAATCCCTCCTTTTATGAGTTAACTCCTCATAATTAATCGGAGCATGATTAAAAAGGATAAGCAGGCCAGGCAATATCCGGCGCTGCTGATAAATCCAGCCGGTTCAGGGCAATGCGGTATTTTTTCCAGGCGGTCAGGCTTGCCCGTTCCGCCTCCGTAGCGTCGTCAATATCGACGGCATCCTGCAAAGGCGCGATAGCCGCGTTTGCCTTTGCCATCAGGGCTGACAGTGTGGCGGTTGCCTCGGCTTTCAGTTCCGCCACGGACGGGGCGGGAATATCTGCCCAGGCGGGCAACCCGTCAGTGCCTGCAACCCGCATTTTCCCTTCCGGCGGGGGAAGGGTTTGGTATTCACGGTAAACGACATCACTTACCGCAATGCCATCATCAGGCCAGCTTCCCGCATCGTCGTAAACTTCCCGCAGTTCACGCGGATAAAAGCCGTTAGTGAGCGGGCTGTATACATAAAGACTTGACGTGATTGCGCTGTAATAGTTGCTCATGTTATCCCCTTACCAGCCGGTGGCTTCCCAGTAACTGCCGCCGCTGTCCTGACCGCAGGTGAAACCGATGTTATTAATAAGCTGTGCCGTACCAAAGTTGTCGTTGAATGTCCCGCCGCCGCCATTGATCGCCGTTACCTGAACGTTGACGCAGGTATTCGGGAAAGGAATGGGAAAATTCACCGTAGACCAGCCGCGACTCCCTTTATTGACGACGCCCCACTGCTTAATCATGCCGGTGTCACCGCATCGCCACCAGCCGCCACCGAGGTTGGCGGTATTGGTATTGACCGGCTGCCGGTTGTTGGGGCTGTAAACCCGCTGCCCCCTCTCGAAAACGCCACCGGTATCAGCATTGATGTTGCCCTGAGCATTTAAGTCGCCGACACCATTAAATCTGACGTATCCCGTTTGCTGAGTGTTATTGACGTTAACCGTCCGGAATGTAAATCCACCAGAACCGCCCCCCTTATTGTTGATAAAGACGGATTCGCCCTGGCTGCCACTTTCATTCCATCCGATATGCGTTCCCTGACCCGAACCTGGATTCGGGGGATTCGTCGCACGCAGGACTGAACCATACACCGCGCCAGGACAGCTAAAACTCCCGTCCATTGGATCGAACAACCAGGATGCAGAAAGCCCACTATCACCAATTGCATGAATAACGGCGGTCGCAAATTTCTGCCCGCCGCTGGTGAGCGCCCCAAAACTGATGGCTGTGCCATAGCCATAACTCGTGGTTTGAATCACCCCTTTAACAATCGGCGCATATGAGCTGACATCCCGTGGTGCCTTATATCCGTAGGGAACGATGAACGGGGCATTCGGTTGGGCATACTGATTAGCAAACCCTCCCACCCCCTCCCACACATCTGGCTTGATGCTGTAGTGAGTCGCGTTGTTCAGATACCCCACGTTGCCACCAGCGGCAGGGACGGCATTTACATCAGCGGCAGCGAGGTTGATATCTTTGGTGCCATCAAACGCCACACCGGAAATCTTGCGTGCGGTGGCGAGTTTCGAGGCCGCGACGGCTGTGCCATTGCTAGGCAGTCCGCCCAGGTTTTTTAATGCGTCTGTGGCAGTTTTCGCACCGGTGCCACCACTGGAAACAGGCAGCGCCGTGTTTAATGTCAGCCCACCTACCACCGTCATGGCACTGGCAAAAGTGGCATCTTTAACGACCTTCATGGTGTCATTGATGGTCAGTGGCGAATCAATGGAAACCGCCGACGTGTAGATGTTGGCAGTGTCCCTGTTATATCCCAGATACAACGTCCCGCCGGTGCCTGAACCTGCATCCTTCAGACTGGCTGACAAGGTGACATTGCCGTTGTTATGGTCACGCAGAATGACGGCATCATTACGCCCGCGGATCACTGAATTCGCATTCGTTGAGGAAAGGGTAATACCTGACTCAGGCCGTAAAACGCCGTTTGCGATTTGTACGCTGTCAGTTTGTCCGTCGCAGACGATACGGGCTTTAATGGTGCCGGTTTCATCCCTGGCATCCATACGCATCACGCCTTCACCAGCGGGATAAATGGCCGCGGACAGGCCACCCAGCGCACGCCCAGTGTGCGGATCTGTATCGGTCAGCGTATTCGGCAAACGGAAATACATATTCCCCATTGAGGTCAGCGCAGAGGGAAGATTTGCGGCGGACACCTTGCCGACGCGGCTGGTGAAAGACATGTAAGCTTCATAGTCATTCGGTCTCATGATACCGACGCGATAATTAGCCTGGATCGAACTGGCGACCTCCAGGTTAGCAGCCATTTTAACGCTGGACGCAATGTCGGTAAGTTTGCTGAGGCCGGTAATATCCGCGTTCTCACCCGATCGTGCGACGCCCAGCCGCGTTAAATCCGTCAGCGTCATGCTGCCGCTGTCCAGAATCTTCCGCCAGCCGAACGGATAACCGCTGTCACGGAGGAACCATTTCCAGCCACCCGCCGCAGTGTATGAACCGATGCGCTCAAAAATCTGTCCGTCGTTATTAATCAGCCGCTGATAGGCAGCCGCACCCGCCGCCCAGTAGCGCCGCCAGTTGTGCAACTGACCGGCAACGACATAGGTCGCCCCCAGAGGGTGGTCTTCAAACGTGGCAGAAATACTGATGGGATTGGTGACGTCAATAATGGACGGGTCATCCAGACGCTTAACCTTCGTCGTGTCCGTTGCCAGCATCAGATTGCTCATTGCCCCGACGTCCGCCGCCTCCAGGGTAATATCGGCGCTCAGCGGCTTATTATTCACCTTGCGGGTGGAGGGTACGCGTGTATTCGCATTGTCGTTGGCGGCCTTCACCGCTTTCGGCGTGGCGGCCAGTACCTCACTGGTACTGCTGACCGAACTGCTGAGCTGGACAAAACCTTTTGCCGTCAGCGTGCCGTCGGGGTGGTTGCGTGATTTTTCATGCGCGGCCAGCAGGTCATTCACATACTGTTCCGTTGCCATAATCACCGAGTCGTCGATCAGCAAACTGATAACTTCGGTGTTACTGACGGCAATCACCATCCGCAACGTCTGCGTGCGGCCTGAACCTTCCGCCAGGGTCGGCTTGTACGTGTCCGCCATATTGCAGACGGCAATCAGCGCGCCGTCGTCAGCAAACAGCCCCATTTCGCGCATCCAGAAGCCGCCGACACTGGCGGAGAGAACCGCCTCAGCAATCACCCAGTTGCCGTGAGTCGGATCCAGCTTTAAGGAATTGAGCGGCGTGCGGTACACCTCTTTAACGAGCCTGGTCTGCGTGGCGACGGGCGTGGTCGCCTTGCCGTTGCCGTCACCGACGGCAAGCTGCGTAATGTTGATGTCAGTCCCCGCCGCAATGGCTGCCGCAATGCGCGACTGCCCGAGCGTGGTGACAACGGATTTAAATGTGCTCATATCGTCCTCTTATGCGGGGTAAACGGTCAGCAGTTCGCCAAGGTATTGCGCCGCGCCGATGTAAACATCGCCTTTGATGTCCTGGGTGATGGTCAGCCCGATCAGGTGGCGGCTTGCGGGTTTGGCATCGGCTATCAGCCGCTCCATCTCTAAATACATTTCTTCAGTGATGCCGGTTTCCAGCACGCCGATGTCCAGGCGAAACGTCCCCGGTTCGTCATTCGTTTCCCACCACTCGGTCACGTTGATCAGGTAGCCGAGCGGCTCCACCACGCGCCGGATGGCACCAATGGTTCCCTTGTGGCAGTGAATGAACCAGGCCGACTGAATGACGCGGCGTTTGGTGGCGACAGGCCAGTTTTCATCCCAGCGGTCAACCGACAGCGCCCAGGCCAGATAGGGCAAGAACTTCACCGGGCAGGCCAGCGGATCCCAAAGCTGCCGCAGCGGTACAGGCACGTTTTCAAGCGCGGCGCAGGCATCGGCGGCGGCGACCTCCAGCGCGGAGGAACCGGCGGGCAGCAGGCGATCACTCATCGTAACCGCCCACTTTCAGGGTGTAAGCGGTGCAGAATGACGCCTGCGTTTTATCCAGCTCGATGTCAGCGGCGGGGCTTTTCAGCTCCACCCGCTGCACGCCTTCAACGTGCAGCGCGGCATAAATGGCGGACAGCCGGATGTCGCGGCCTAAACGGTGCTGCGCGGTGGTGTAGGCGATAAGCCTGGCTTCGGCGGCTTCGCGGATGGGTTCGGCTTCCGGACCAGGGAACAGATACAGCACGGCATCAATGGTGTAACTGACCACGGTGGCAGACTGGACGGTCACGCGGTCAGCCACGGGGCGCACGTTTTCATCATTGAGCGCGGCCTGTACTTTCGCCAGCAGGTCGGCGGGCGCGGTGCCGTTGCCGGTCTGTGCCAGCACGGAAATCGTCACGCAGGCAGGCGAGGGACTTACCACCGAAATGTCCGCCACGCGCCCGTCGGCAGAGCGCCCGTGATACTCATACGCGCCGACCGGACCCGCCACGCTCAGCCCTTCAAACGCCTGCTGTGTGCGGATACGAAAATCGGCGTCGCTTTCCATCACCGCCGCCACGGCGGGCACGCTGGCGGTATCCGCAGGCGTGATGGTCAGACGTTCCACGCTAAACGTCGCCGCGATGTTGTCCAGGTCTGCGCCGGTGGCATAGGCCAGCATCACCGCCTGCGCAGCTTCATTAACCCGCTGACGCAGGATTACTTCGCGGTAAGCGTTCTCCTCCAGCAGCTTCACAATCGGCTCAGACTCCAGGATCAATGTGCGGGCGATAGCGGCCTGCTGGTCTTCGGGGTAAAGCGACACCAGCGTGGCTTTGCGCTCCGCCAGCAGGATTTCGTAATCCAGCACCTCCACCACATCGGGGGCGGGTAACTGGCTGAGATCAATCGTTGCCATAATTCAGCTCACGGGTAGGGTTAAGGAGATGGCGGCGGACGTGTCTTTGCGGGTGCCGGTGAGTTCCACCACGCCTTTACCGTCGAACGTCGTTTCAAAGGTGATGCCGGTGAGGCTGACGCGCGGCTCCCACTTGATGATCGCGCTGTAACAGGCCGCCATAATTTGCAGGCGCAGTGCCGCATTCTGCGGGCGGTCAGTCAGCTCAGACAGCAGCGAACCATAGTCGCGGCGCATGACGCGGGAACCGACGGGCGTGCGCAGAATGTCGCTGACCGACTGCTGAATATGTGCCAGGTCTTCGACGCTGCGCCCCGTGTCGCGAGCCAGGCCGATGTATTTCGCGTTAGTCATGAAGGCACCTGCGTCTGACCGCCGCCCGTCTGGACGCCGCCGTGTTTATGGGTATGCACCACCACGCCGTTTGACGTGAGGCTGCCGCCGGAATGGGTGAGGTTCCCGGTCATCGTGCCGCCTTGTTTCACCTCCAGACTGCCCGTGGTGAGCTTTTTGGTACAAACCACCTCCGGCGTGTCGAGCGTGATGCGGGTTGATGCGGTGCAGGTGATATCCGGCGCGGTCACAGCAACCTTATCCAAGGCGTTCACCGTGGCGGACTTGATGCCGGTCGCCACCAGCGCGCCCGTCTTCGGTTCGTACTCGATTACCGCACCGTCAGGGAAAGTGACGTGTACGGCATCGGCTGACGCTGACGGCGCTGTAAATTCATCAGAGAAAACGCCAGGCATCACAAAGGCGGTATCTAGCTCGCCGCCCAGACAGAACAGCAGAACCTGCTCACCGGCGGACGGTGCCCACCAGGAACGGGCGCGCCCTGCGCGGGAAGTCAGCCAGTGCAGCCAGTCGGTGACGTTGCCGCCGGTGTTGACGCGACAAGTTGCCGCCTCTAAATCCACCTCGGCAACGGTGCCAATGCGGATCAGATTGCGCAGCAGGCGCGGAATATCGTTGTTTGGGATGGATGTATTCATGGATAAAAGAATGCCGCCCTGTCAGGCGGCATACAATTTGAGGCGGGTTGATGTTGGATGGCACAACATGGGGATTACTGACTGAGGGGTATTAGTTCAAACTTGAGCTGAGTCATTTCGTAGGTAGAACATCATCAAATCTGACAGTCTGGTTTGAGTGAAGAGCGGAAGGTTGCAATAGTTCTGAGTGCTAATGGAAGCATTACTAATATTTTTGTGTATTAGTTAATGTAGTCAGTTCATAGGCCTTCGAATGTACACAATGTGGTTCATAAGCTGGTGTACAATATCGTTTGCCGAACTAAAAAGGCATTAATCATGGCATTGAACTATCTTTATTTCTTCCAATAAAAGCCCGCACTGGACTGATAATGCTGGTTATCTTTTCCCCCTATAGCTAAATATTAATATCAACCTATGACTACATACGAAAATTACAATGGTATTTTCCTGACAACCGGCAACTCATTTGCCGGAATTCTCAATATTGCGGGTGCTGACAGTATTCTGAAGCTTGTTGGAAAGACATTTTGGGAATGCCCTGAGACCGAAAATTTCGATATTCATGGCATGCTGCCTGATGGCAAAAAAGTTTCGCTTCTAAACTGTGTTCTTCACGGCACAACACAGCACAGTTATGATGAGAGCTCACAATTCGAGAGCATATTTTTTCCGAACTTGGTGGTCGTAGGTGAAGAGTATTTGCGGTCAGATGAACCGGTGATCAAGGCTGTACGCTACCATTTTGAAAATGTTAACTGCCTTCTTAGCGGGCATGAAACCTTTCAGTCATTACACCCAGAAACAGACGAAATCCGTCAGATTCTAGAAAGTGAGCATAAGCGTCAGGAGAAGTACGCGGAAAAGTATGGCTGGACAAAACGCCCATTCAAGCCTCAGATCAGCGCACATCCCCATCTGCTCTATTTCAGTGGCCAGTGGGAGATTATTGCGAGCGAGTCAAAACTAGGGAAAGTTTCATTAACGAACCGCTCTTCTCACCGTAGTGGAAGTGCCGCCGGGATCGGTATCAGAAACGAAGTCACCGCTAATATCGAATTCACAGAACCTAAGACGCTGGATCTCGCGGTCAATGCGCTTATGTCATTACATGGATTGTTTGAATTGAGCCTCGGACATCGTCAGCGGTTTTGCTGGATTGAGTTAGAACTGGCTCATCGTTCAAACAATGCCTTACATGATATACCTCAGAAAGCGCAGCTGTTCTGGAGCCTCTGTAATAATAGGGTCAAAGATGAATCAAGAACCCAGCTCAATGACGTTCTTATTTCCCCTGAACGACACCCTGAAGAATTTGCTAAAATTGTGTCGGGATGGATGAATAGCGCGGATGCTATGGGTGACCCAAGAGCACGGTTTGGGACTGCGTTTTACGGACCTTACAGTATCGATCGCATCGTTGGCGCCGCGAACATGTTTGATTTGCTCCCTGAAACTCATGCTCCTAAAACGCAGGAAGCTGATGACGGTCTAAAGCAGGCGGTAGATAAATGCCGCGAGACATTCCGAGGTCTGCCGGATAGCCCATCGAGGCAGTCTATTCTTTCTGCTCTGGGGCGCGTTGGCAAAGCCAGCCTGCGAGATAAAGTCTATTTCCGAGCTAAGAAAGTTACTGAGGCGGCTTACGACAAATTTCCTGAGCTACAACTACCATGTAATCATGCAGTTCTCGCACGTAATCATTACGTGCATGGCAGTAAAGGGTCATTCGATTATCAGAAGCATTTTGGAGAATTCGCATTTATTATCGATACATTGGAATTTGTTTTCGCCGCCTCGGATCTACTTGATCTGGGATGGGACCTCAAGAAATGGATGGATAATGGCACGTCAATGACTCATCCCTTTGGTGCTTACATTGTTAATTATTCTCATAATATCCGAAACCTGAAAGCTCTCGTAGAAAAGTAGCATTTACCATATGTTCATCCCAATAGTGCTGATGAATTGGCCTAAAATTAGAACAATGTTAGTAAAGCCCGCTTTTGACACAGAGCTGCCCGTCAGATTAGGTTTGGCTTTGTGCCGCAGTTGTGTCAGGTCAAGCCTGAGCTAATACATTTTATCAATTCATCCTCCGCAATCTTCATATCCTCCGCGTCCAGCCCTAAAAGCGGGCGCGCCTGATACTGCACTTCTTTTGCTCTTACCGATGGGCGATCCCGCAGGCCGTACTGATGCACCTTTGCCATGCGCTGAACCTGGCCGGTGAATTCCACCACTGCGTCTTTGTCCGTGCCTTTGGCCTTCATGTATTTAGCCGTGCGCAGTTTGGCGAACATCTCCCGCTTGATGCGGCCTTTCTTCGCCCGCAGAGGCTGTGCCCGACGCGGGGCGAACGGCTGCCCCTCCGGCGTAACCTGCCGTTTGATACGCTGTTGCTGATGTTTGCGCAGACGCTTTGCAATGGTGGCGGCCATGGCCTTACGTCTTTGCGGTGACAGCGCGGCAATCAGCCCCGCCAGGCGGGTATCAAACGCAGTCAGCTCACTCATTCCACTGACTCACTAACTCGCCGTGCAGGTACAGTTCACGCGGCCTTTCCACCGGCTCCGGCAGCGGCGGTTCCGGGAAGTGTTCAACGTGCAGACCGGCATCAATCTGTTTCACGATCACGCGCTCGGTGAGCTGCACATCAATCGCGATATCGTATGAACCATCATCCAGCATATCGGCCTTAAATTTAAAGCCGGTCTGCTGCTTTTCCGGTGTCGCCATGATGTCCGGCTGGTTCTCACGCAACCACGCCAGGATAGGGACAATAATCAGATCGCATTCCTGGGCAAAGTTGGTGATAAGCAGCTCGGTCTGATACTGATACTCAAATGACAGCGAGCTGGCTAACGTGGAAACGATGCGACCATTGTCCACAAACATCCGCAGGGTGTCGGGGCTGGTTTGCAGCACCGGCACCGCATCAGTTAACGCTTTTCGCAGTTGGGCGGGTTTTAACATGGTGTTCCTCCTGGCATTGTTTGACCGCTTCCACCTGGAGGCCGCAGGCCGTCAGCGCGGCCTCCAGGTTTCTGACATCACTGCTCAAGTCGCCGTTAGTGGCCGGTGCGCTTGACGGTATCGGGCAGCTCGTGACCGCCGGACAGCCAACGTAAATAATCTGCGGCGCTGGCAAAGGCGGGACGCGCGTGCATCCGGCTAATGCCGTCAGGCAGACGAGCGCCGTACCAGTCGCGCATTTCCTGATTTTCATTGAGTAACCTTTGAATGTGGACTTCACGGACGCGTGCCTGCGCACCCGCCTGTGAGAGCTGGGTGCGCAGGCTTTGCTCCTGGCGTTCCCGCGTTACGGCCTCATCGCTCAGGCGGTTAATGGCGTTGTCTCGGCTTTCAATACCGGCGGACAGCGTGCCGATAATGCGCTGTGCCTGGTCGGCTTCATCATGCAGGCCATCAATACGCCAGGTTTGCAGCCCCGCCAGCGCGCAGGCTGCCAGCAATAAAATAATCACAATGCGCATCAGACTCCCCGCAGGCAGTAGGCCAGCTCATCGGCACGGCGGCGTTCCAGGCCGGTATTGCGTTCACCCTTCACAAATACCCAGCGCGGCAACTGCTCGCAGGCGTCCCGCCATTGGTCTTTGTTGATGAAAAATGCCAGCGTTGATTTGCAGGCCGCCGCCACGCCGACGTTAAACGCAAAAGACACCACGGCGTCATACACCGGCTGCGGCATGGCAGCGGGCATACAGCGCGCAATGCCTTTCTCCACCCGCATCACGTCTTCCACCAGATTCACGGCGGCCTGACGTTCGCTGATGTGCGTTTGCGGCCTCACGCCTGCGGTGTGCCCGATGCCGTTTGTCCAGACGCCCGCGCTGCACTGATAGGCAGACAGGCGGCAGCCTTCAAAATCGGCAATCAGTGCCAGACCGGCGGCGGAGGTTTTCAACGTCTGCGTTTGCGGCAGCAGCGCGGCAATTGCCAGGACGGCAGCGACGGCGCAGCGTCTAACGATTGATGGCTGCATTGATTTCTCCACTGATGCCCATGGTTTTCAGCAGGCGGTAGGTTTTGCGCCGGTAGTACCAGTTCACCAGAAAGGTCGCCACGCCGACGGCGGCACCGACCAGAAAGGCGATATCTTGCGGCGACATCGCGCCGAGCCAGGCAAGAAAGGCCGCGACGCAGTAACAGATAAACGAGGTGATGCGCTCCATGGTCATCAGTCCCAAAGTGAGACGGTTTCACTGACTGCGGACAGGCTTATGTCCGGCAGCTCCACCGCATAGCCATGGGGCAAAATTGCCCCGCGAGCGGCTAAGCCAACGTTAGCCGCGTAAACTTGTTCCATCACCGACTCGGTGCGCCCGTAGTAACGCCAGCAGAGCGAATCCACGGTGTCACCTTGTTCGGCGTAGACTTTCATCAGAGCAGCCCGATGATGCAGTGAGACACACCGGCGACGTCGCTGATCGCCGTTCGGGCATCGCGCCATAGTTCGTCAACGGTGCTTTCAACGATCTCAGCTTTTTTGCTGCCAGCATCGGTGGTATCGCTGTTCGGATATCGTTCCGCCAGAATGGCAGCCGTAAGGGATGAAACTGCCCGCAGGTAGGCACAGACTTTGATACTTTCATCATCAATCTGGTCCGCCGGGACATCAGCGAGGGTTCTGTACCCCTGAGCCAACTGAGCGACGCGGTAGCTGTAAAGCTCGGCGTTCACTTCAGTCAGCGCGTACTTAATGACGGCGCGCAGCCGTTTGGCGGTGACGGTGCCCTCCAGGCGCAGCGTGTCGCGCAGTTCAAGCGGATCAACATCAGGCCAGAAATGGGTGTTCTTGATAGCGGGTTCCGTCGCGGCGTCCGGCTTTGGTGCAGGTACAACAAGAGACATAGTGACCTCTGAATAGGGGACGGTGGACGCCAGCGTTGAACGAGGTCACAGACCTGTCGCGGCTGGCGTGCCGTCCGGCGCGGGGCGCGTTTTGTTTAGCTGTTGGCTGCCTTTTTGATGGCTGATTCCAACCGCTCAATATCCTTTTTAACGCCGCAGTTGCTGTTCAGCTGGAAGGCGCGTTTCAGGTGTTGCAGGGCGAGCGGTAGTTTCTCCGCGTCGCGATACAGGTAGCCGGTGATTTTGTGCAGCTTGGCGCGCACCTGATCCGGCATGTCCTGGCTTTCCGTCAGTTCCATCGTGGTCATCAGTACATCGAGACTGACCGGCTCACCGGCAGCATGAGCGCGGGTGCTCATGTCGGCGATTTCCTCCGCCAGCGCATAACCGGCAGGACGTTTGCCGAACGGCATCGCCAGCTTGTAATGCAGCGCGTAGCGGGCGATTTCCAGCGCACCGGCGTAGTCACCGGCATCAATACGCCAGATCATGATGGTCATCAGGATGGCGTCCTGAGCACCTTTCCCCTCGGCGAGAACGCCCGCCACCCACGGCGCATATTCGGGCAGCATCTTGCGTTTGAGTTCTGCCTTTTTCTCAGCAGAATAGGCTTTCTTCAGGGCTTTCTGATCAGCATTAAGCTTTTGCAGCAGCAGTTCATAGCCGGTGGCATGACGCAGCAGGCTGGTATCCTGCTGCGCGGCTTCGATAGCTGACTGCCGCAACAAATGACGTCGGGCAGGGCTGGTCATGGCTTACTCCTGAGCTGCCGGTGCGGTGGTACCGGATGCAGTTTTGATGGCATCAACGATCGCCGAGGTGAATTTGCTGAGTTCGGCTTTTTCAGCTGTGTCGTCTTCTCCGGCGGTCACTTCGATGTTCTCGATCAGACAACCGCAGCCGTAATCTTCCACCACGTAATCCTCGTTAATGGATTCGTAGTTTTCGATGCGGTCACGTTTTGGTACTTCCTCAACGTGGCGGCGGTGCGTGCCGTCCTGCCAGTAAATGGACAGGTTATCCAGACGGGTGATCAGCATGGCATTGGCTGGGAAGCCGGGCACACGTACGGCGGGCAGATTGCCGATGCGTTTCTGGCTGAGAATCAGGTCGGCAGCCATTGCCTCCGTGTTCGGCTGTTGTTTGTTGATCAGCGGGAAATACTTATCCGCGAGCAGCTTGCGGCCGCAGATAACCACCAGTTCGGTGTCGTCCTGATAGATTGGGTCGATCAGTTCATTCACCGCATCAAAGACCAGCGCGTCGAGGTTTTTGTAATCACCTTCGCCACCGACTTTCACCGCCTCATTAGTCACGGTGCCGTCTTCGGCGATAATCATGCCCATCACTTTGGTCGGGGCATTCAGGCGGTATTTTTGCAGCCAGCCCACACCGACATCCTGCAACAGCGGATTCTGAACGCGGTTAGAAGTCGGAGCGCGGGAAACACCGTTAAAGCCGACCAAGATACGATCCAGCGCCTGACGCTTAATAATGGCGTCACGCAAACGGGTCTGAAAATCGTTGTAGCGTGCCCACAAGTCCAGCTTGCTGTACATCCAATGGAAGTCGTAGTTGGTTTTGGTGCAGTGGTAGCCTTCCTGATCCAGCTTGGTGAAATCAGCAGTTTCGCGCTCGTCACCGGCGTCAGTGTTGGTCGTACTGGCAATCGTGCCGGTTACACCGACGCCCACTTTCGCGCCCATCATTTCGTCTACCGGAATGATGTTAATACGGGTCAGAAACTCTGAGGATTCCTGTAATCTGGTCATCAGCGTCTGCGTGACGGACGGCTCGACGTTAAATTTCTTGTCCAGCGTGCCGACGTCAACGTTGTTGAGTTTGGCGAGCTGAGACAGGAACGCATTAAATTTAAAGCGCGTTTCTTTTTTCATGAGGTGTTTCCTGATAATGAGTTAAAGGTGTCGGATCAGCAGTCGGTGACCGTCTCGTCTACGCCTGCGCCGCCGGTGGCTTGCGGACGCTGGCCGAATTTCTGCGCCGGTGTCTGCGCTAACTTGCCTTTCAATTCAGTGAGGGCTTCATGTTCGGCAGCGGTGGATTTTTCCAGAGTATCGACGCGGCTCAGCAGGTCAGTCAGGCTGGTTTCATGCTTATCCAGTCCGGTCTGAGCGTATTGAGCGACTTCGCTGACGGCTTCATGAACATCGGCCAGGCGGGCATCGTCTGACGCCTGTTTACGTGAAAGCTTTTGTTTCACCAGGGCGAAAAGAGAAGGGGCAGTTTCCGGCGCATCTTCAAACTCAATCAGTGCTTCGGTGGCGACGGTGAAGAGGCTTTCGGGATCGGTTTTACGACCGGCCAGCGGGTTCTGTTTTGCCGTACGGCTGAACTCCAGCATTTCAGTGCCGAGGCTTGCGGGGTCATCGGTGACGGCCAGACCGACCAGGTAGGATTTATTGGAATTGGCGAAGTTACGTTTGATCTCCATCGAGGTGTAAACCTTCTGCCCGTCGCCGACCATCTGCGTTAAATCCGCGGTCGGGCTGATCATTGCGTAAAGCGCCCATTTGTCATGCAGCAGCGGTTCAGCCGCATCATCAATTTGTTCAGCTTTCAGTTGGATCACGTCGCCATAGCGGCGGAAATCACTGGTCGGTAAAACGCCTTTGATATGCTCAAGATTGACGCGGGCGCCATAGGCTTTCGCGCTATATGTCTCCGCCATTTGCTTGATGTCGTTAGCATCAATTTCGCGGCCGTCGCAGGTGTCGCCTTCGACCCCGATGCGAAACCATTTCGATACTTTCTTTGCCATGTGACTGACTCCGGTAATGAGTGTTGAGAACGGGAGTTAGTTTCCAGACAGTCACCGCAGGCCGCCAGCCGATGCGGGTTGTTGCCCGATGGCACAACGTGGGCAGCGCGAAAAACGGCTGTCTGGCCGGTAACGTGGGGGCATGAATATTTCAAACTCCACCATCATCAGCGACCCGCGCCGTCAGGCGGCACTGCTTTACTGGCAGGGTTTTTCTGTGCGGCAAATCGGGGAAATGCTGAGCCAAAAAACGCCGACAGTGCAGAGCTGGAAAACTCGCGATCAGTGGGAGGCCATTGCGCCTATTTCTCGCGTGGAAACCAGCATGGAAGCGCGGCTAATCCAGCTTGTTATGAAAGATGTGAAGGAGGGGAAGGACTACAAAGAGATCGACCTGTTAGGCCGACAGATTGAACGCCTGGCAAGGGTTAATCGTTACAACCACACGGGCAGCGAGGCTGATTTAAACCCGAACGTCGCTAACCGCAACAAGGGCGAACGAAAGGCACCCGATAAGAATGTATTCAGTGAAGAGGCCATCGAAAAACTCGGCGATATCTTTATCGAGACATCGTTCGAATATCAGCGCGGATGGCATCAGGCCGGATTACAGCACCGTATCCGCAACATCCTCAAGTCCCGCCAAATTGGCGCAACCTTCTACTTTGCCCGGGAAGCCCTGATTGATGCGCTGACCACCGGACGCAATCAGATTTTCCTGTCGGCCAGTAAGGCGCAGGCGCATGTTTTTAAAAATTACATTATCGACTTTGCCCGACAGGTGGACGTGGATTTAAAAGGCGACCCGATTGTGTTGCCGAATGGCGCACGGCTGATTTTCCTCGGTACCAACGTCCGAACTGCGCAGAGTTATACCGGTAATCTCTACCTGGACGAATACTTCTGGATCCCCAAGTTTCAGGAACTGCGCAAAGTCGCTTCCGGCATGTCGCTGCATAAAAAATGGCGAAGCACCTACTTCTCCACGCCGTCCAGCCTTGCACACAGCGCCTATCCGTTCTGGTCGGGTGAACTCTTCAACAAAGGCCGTCGCAATAAAGCCGACAGGATTGACCTGGATCTGACACATGAGCACCTGTCAAAAGGCATGCTGTGCGATGACGGCCAGTGGCGGCAGATTGTGACGGTGGAAGACGCGCTGTCAGGCGGCTGTAACCTGTTCGACCTGGAACAGCTGCAACTGGAATACAGTCCCGCAGAATACGAAAACCTGCTGATGTGCGAGTTCGTGGACGACCAGGCGTCGGTGTTCCCGTTCGCTGAGTTGCAAGGGTGCATGGTGGACAGTCTGGACGAGTGGGAAGACTTCGACCCGTACCTAAAACGGCCATTTGCCTATCGTCCGGTCTGGATCGGTTATGACCCGTCGCATACCGGCGACAGCGCAGGCTGTGCGGTGATCGCTCCGCCGGTGGTGTCTGGCGGCAAGTTCCGCGTGCTCGAGCGTCACCAGTGGAAGGGCATGGACTTTGCCGCGCAGGCCAGAAGTATCGAGGAACTCACCAATCGTTATGCCGTGGAGTACATCGGCATTGATGCGACTGGCATCGGGCAGGGCGTATTCCAGCTTGTTCAGCAGTTCTTTCCGGCAGCGCGTGAGATCCGCTACAGCCCCGAAGTGAAAACCGCACTGGTACTCAAAGCAAAAGACACCATCAGCTCAGGCCGTCTGGAATATGACACCGGCCATACGGACATCACCGCATCGTTTATGGCGATCCGCAAAACCATGACGGCCAGCGGCAACCGTTCCACCTACGAAGCCAGTCGCAGTGAAGAGGCCAGCCACGCCGATGTCGCGTGGGCAATCATGCACGCCCTGTTAAACGAACCGCTGACCGCTGCCAATGGCGGACAAAGCCCGAACATTCTGGAGTTCTATTAAATGAGTAAGCGCAAATACCGTAAACCAACGCCGACGACGACAACTGAAAACCAGCAGGGCGCAGAGGTATTCAGTTTCGGTGATCCGACGCCGGTGTTAGACCGCCGCGAGATTCTGGATTACATCGAGTGCACCGGCAACGGCCGCTGGTATGAGCCACCGGTCAGTTTTGACGGCCTTGCCCGCAGCCTGCGCGCTGCCGTTCATCACAGCTCTCCGATTTACGTGAAGCGCAATATCCTCGCCTCGACTTTTATACCGCATCCGCTGCTAAGCCAGCAGGAGTTCAGCAAATTTGCGCTGGACTATCTGGTATTCGGGAATGCGTATCTGGAACTTATCCGCAACCAGCTCGGCGAACCGTTACGCTTTGAGGCTGTGCCGGCTAAATATGTGCGACGTGGAGTGGAAGAGGGGAGTTACTGGTTTGTGCAAGGGTGGAAGGAACCGCACCAGTTCTCAGCAGGCAGTATCTTTCACCTGATCGAGCCGGACATTAACCAGGAGATTTATGGTTTGCCGGAATACCTGAGCGCACTAAATTCAGCCTGGCTCAACGAAGCGGCCACGTTGTTCCGCCGGAAGTATTACCAGAACGGTGCGCACGCTGGCTACATCTTGTATATGACCGACGCCGCCCAGAGCAGCAGCGATATTGATTCAATGCGTAAGGCGATGCGGGATACCAAAGGCCTGGGAAACTTCCGCAACCTGTTCATGTACGCGCCGAACGGCAAGAAGGACGGCATTCAGATCCTGCCTCTGAGTGAGGTCGCGACCAAAGACGATTTCTTCAACATTAAGAAATCCAGCCGTGATGATCTGCTGAGCGCACACCGCGTTCCGCCGCAGATGATGGGGATTATTCCTGATAATGCGGGAGGCTTTGGGGATGTAGAGAAGGCGGCGCAGGTGTTCGTAAGGAACGAATTGACGCCGCTGCAATCTCGTATTACTGAATTGAATACTAGTTATGGGGTTAACATCATAAAGTTTATACAATATGCATTTTCATAATATGAGTATAAATCATATGATAAAAATTTTTAATGCTAACAATAGCCTTCAAATATTTGTCCTCTTTGCTCATAGTTGACCTTCGATAGAATGTTTTTCACTGAAGTATGAAAGCTATTATTTTGTTGAAAATCAACTTTATAACCGTGGAAGTAAGATAATCTATGCTTAGGGAAACAATACCAGGATTGTTTATAGTAAGAGATAACCTTACTTTTTATGTATACTCCATTTGTAAGTGCTTTTTGAGCGTCAATTAAGTCTAAATCCATTGCGCTTATAGTATGTTTTCCGATGTTTTTAGGTTTCTTTGAATGTTTAATGTTGGGCTCGTAAACCCAACGTATTTTATGTGCTTCTTGAGTTGTGCTTATATTCATTAATTTTCTACGACCACTAATGCTACTTACAACCTCAATATCATGTTGCGAGTAGATTGGGTTTTTTGCGGAAACAATAAGAGCGCCGCATTTAGAAATAGCTGCTGAGTCAAAACAAGTGCCCTTTAAGCAATTACCATTAGTATCTGTTATAAAATTAAGGTCATCATGCTTGTTTTTATAATGAGGTTTTGTACAAAAAATTTGTATTATAAGTTCTCGCGCTTCTCTTTGTTCAGTTATTTTTCGATCAAGGGTGTTTAAAAAGTCAATTAGGGATATATTACCCATGATAGGTTTGTTTTTGAGCTCTGGACTGATGGCTCCTTTTTTTGAACAGCTAAATTCTTTCGATAGTGAGAATGTTTGCGCAAGTTCAGTCGCAATTGCAATTGCCTGATGAATATTGTTTGCTTGTCCAATCAAGGAGCAGTCATTAATATAAACTTTCATCAAAATAGCCTCATCAGATCTTTTTCTGCTTGATCAAAAAAGCCCTCATCTATATCTGTAAAACTACCATTTTCATCGACTTCTATTTTTGTAATCAGCCTATTGCCATCCACAGAACGTATCGAATTGATAATAATATGCTCATTTTCTAACTTATTTTCTTTGGCAAACAAGCGTATTCCATTAATAATGTGGTCACTATGTGTTTCAATTATTACTTGGACGCCACATAAGGAAGCTTGCCCTAAAAATTTTGCTAAATCAGACTGAGCTGCAGGATGTAAATGTACTTCAGGATTCTCTACAATTATTAATCCGCCAGCAGGTGTACACAATGCTGCCAGTATAATAGGAAGTACGTTACTTATGCCAAAGCCCGTGTTAACTGGACGGACTGGATACGAAGTATCGCTTGAAATAAAGCTATTAGCAACTTTGTCAAGTTCTGCGTAACCATTAATATTTATATTAAAACCTTTGCATATCTTCTTCATGGCTTCGTTCAAAGCAATTTCGAGAGAATATTCACGATTTTCTTTTGTTTTTTCAGTATGCAATGATTTTATTTTATTAGTTTCATCATCTTTTGCATCTTTATCATACTGTTCAATGATTTCATCAAGTGTCTCAGGAGCATCAGTAAGATAGTTGACTCCATCTTGAGTATTTTCATTCTCAGCTAATGCGTCAAAATTATTTAATTTTTTATTTAAATGCTCATAATATGCATGCTCATCACGGATATTATTTTCAACAACTAATTTTGCAAGTTTATTATTAATCGCTGGTTTTAATCTATGTTTTTGTAATTCCGAAATTGCATATTGGCCATAGATGCCAAAATCGATGTCATCAGGCTCAAAATTTACATCATAACTATTTTGTGGCGCGAGGCGATATGCACTTAGGTAATGAAAAGGCTCGGTGAACAATGCATGCGCTGTACTTATTTTATTTTCAATAGGAAGGGTATAATTCTCAGAGTTAATATCTATTAGTTTTTTTGATATAAAATTACAACCGTCAATGTCAATTTCGATCCTTTCCCCTATGATATTTTGACTCATAAGGTCCTGAACATGTCCTACTGAAAATAATTCGCCAGTCAAGTTTATATGGCGAGCTTTGAATTGATTGGCCTTGTGCGTTTGCTTAAGTAACAGAAGACACTGGATTGCAGTGGATTTTCCAGCAGAGTTTGCGCCACAAAATACTGTTAAGGGTGCCATTGAAAATTCAGCTTCTGGAAAACATTTAAAATTCTTAACTTTCAATTTTTTAAGCATGCTTACTATCCAAAGAGTATATGGTTTTATATGATCTTTTAACATCCCAATAACTTGGAACACGTGATGCATCATCTAAATACTGGGGCGGATTGTCGGGATTAATAATATATAATCTAAACGCGTTCAACACTTTTTCCATGCTGAAGTCATTTTCATTGTAAAGAAAAGGATCGAAGGGTTGATGAGATCTCTGCTCGCGATATTCACCAATTTTTAATATATTGTTCGGACTTAACAATTCACATACTGAGTTAAGAATCTGCACAGTGTGCTTTTCTATGCCAGTAATGTTTTCTGAGCTATTAATAAACTCGCCACATTTATCTAACATCTCGAAAATTGGAATGTCCTCAGCTTCCAAGTATCCAAAGTGTGTCAGGCTTAACAGGAATAGATATAAAAAAAACTGATCTATATCTGAATCAGATTTCAAAATGTCTCTTGTAGTTGTTCTATTATTGATGGCAAAATACATGAAAAATGAAGACTCATCTTTAGCTGTTGTTATTAATTCATACATTTTAGGGAATGCATAATTCCGAGCCGACTGCATTGTGAATCTTGTATTGGTAGAGTTTATTCTTTTAAAAAACTCATATTTAAGAATGGTTGGGGTATCATAACTTATAATTGAAAAGTCGATTAATGATCTGTCCATTAGGGTATTATAATCACGGTAGCTTAGATCTTTTATTTTTAAGCCATTTAGATCTTTTCTTAAAGATAAATCTTTTAATGCATAGTCTTCAGTTACGAAGCTGTAAATAGAGTCAATTATGTGAGAACCGTCAAGAATAATAAGATCACCAAATTTGCTTTCTTCACAAAATATCTTTTGCAGTGGAAAGCCAATAAGTAAAGATTCTACAACCTTGCTTTCCCAAGATATAGGCCATTTACTATGGTTTTTGAAGCTGGGTTTGATATCTATACTCTTATCAATGATTTTTGGAACAATAACTCCCGGAGAGAGGAGCATAGACTTAACCCTAAAATGGCCATCTGCTAACCATTTTTGATTATTGAAATTGTTAAATTGATCCATAGCTTCTCCTTTCATGAACTCAAATATATCATCCATTACTACCAAAATGAATAATCGATTAACGATTTATGTAGGGATTGCGCGCAATGCTATCCCCGCCACGCCTGCCCGCTTTATAGGTCGCTTTTGATGCAGTTGCGTGATCCATTGTGATCCACGCCAGCACTGGTGTCGCGGTGAGAAAAGAGCAGGGCGATCACAATGCAAAATCATGCACTCACTGCATGCAGAGCTTACAAAGAGAGATCGCCCGCGTTCCTGGCTATTCTTCATCGTCGTAAACAGAGAATGGCACTGACGGCGTGTCTGCTTCATCCAGAACGCGATCGGCCATATCAGAGATCATTTCCATCACCAGCGCGTAGTCGTCATTTTTGCACTGGCCTGACTGTGCTATGTCAGCCATAAGCCGGATTTTTATCAAAGCCATCTTTAGCTCATGAGAGGATTCCATTACTCACTCCAATGCACTGTTTATTTATACAGTATAATATTACCATTCCTTAACAAATTCCAATAAAAACTGAATGTTACTTTTTAACCAATAGCTTAGATGAATGTTTAAACAGTCCTAATCGTCATAAAATTCCTGCCAGTCCATAAGAGGGGGATGATGGATCACAACATCACCAAAACTCATTTTGGCTCCCCTGGTTAACGCTTCCAGCTCCCATCTTTGAGCTTTGATATCGTATTTAAGCAATTCTTGTTCAATCTGAGGCAATCTGTCACGTTCCTGCGGGGTCAATCTGGCAGAAGGAGCTGCAACACGCCTTTTAGTCGGGTCAAAACTTCGCTGCGCCTTGCTGACTCTCGGTGTTTTCTCCCTTATACGCGCCACAATCGCCCTCACGGCGGCTGTGTCTGTCCAGTCAATAACTCGCAGGTTGTCAGAATTAGACGTTGTAAGGTCGCTCCCAGCCTTGCTATCGCGCCTATTTGCAGCCTGTTTCTTTCCACCTAACCCACAGTTATTGACAGGACTCCGAGGCGCGCCGGAGGCGCTTTTTAAGGTCAAAACCTCAACGTCAACGGCGGAAGAAACGATGCGCCATTGGGTTGTACGGGTTTCATAAACACGAGAGTCTCCGAGGTGAGGGGCAAAAATGCCAACAACCTTTTTTACTTCTTCGTCGTAGGCGTTCAGTTCAGCAGCAACCCGATGAGCTACACGAACAGTCTGATCTTCACGTGGAACATTCGCGCCCCCTTGAGCCTCTATGTACGCCATAAAATCACCGGCATCAGCAGCTGCGCGAACGGCTTCGACTTCTTCGTCAAAGGTTTCAGTCAGACAAATGGAACGGATGCGGCGGCACTCACGGTATGAACCCATGGTAGGCAGGCCGATTGGGTGAAACTGGGGGATACGCCAGGTTGCAGCCCATGCCGTAACAGCGGCAGCGGAGTCTGTCAGCAACTCGCCTGTTTCGTGGTCGCGCTCGCCTTCCAGAGCATAACCGTCGATATTCTTTGCGATGTATTTGGCGATATAGCCAGCCGCGCCGCCACGGTTCAGGTGCTTACAGTCAAAGCGGTTTTTAGCTGCACCGCGTTCGTCACCGTCTTCTTTCATGGCGTATTTGCGCATGATATCGATCACCCGCTGACGCATGGCTGGCTTGGTGAATAGCATCATGTGCCAGTGCGGCGTCGCGTCGTGGTGAGGTTCGACAACGCGCATCCCATAAACTGACAGGCCGCTATCCTTGAACGCGGTGCGCATTTTGCTCCAGATCCCGCACAAATAACGCTGCGCATCTTTCGGGGTATAGGCCTCTTGGTCCCAAGCATGATTTCGCTGTACGCGCTTTTTATCGCCCTTGCCAACCATGCGGGTCGGGTGATATTTGGACGGGGTGGTGATAGTGAGGAACATCCCGACGTCGCCATTCGCAGCAGCATATTTTTCAGTGCCGGCGATAGTGCTCATTAGCTCCATGCGGCGGATTTCAGGGTTTGAAATACTCGCCATCACTTTGTCGATCAGATTGAAACGCTCGCCGGTTTCGATGTTTTCCAGGTCGCAACTTTTCAAATAGTCGAGATTCGACAGACGGCGCGCACGTACTTCACGGATAGCCTGCTTACTGGCATAAGGTGAAGCGTCGCGGTTAACCTTGCCGATTGCGATCAGCAAGCATTCACGCCAGCGGGTGCGCTGGCCTTTCAGCTGGCGTAACCACCAGTCCGGGTTAACCAAACGCGACATGGCAGCGATCGCGGAAACGGCATCCAGTCTGTCTTTGCAATACCTTGTCCAGTACATCGGCGTGACATTGAAAGCCTGTGCCATACTGGCGATTTCGCTGTACAGCTCGCACTGAGTTTCACTTTCAAAAAGAATTGAATTATCGCCGTTGTATTGAGCAAGCAGCTGATCGCAATGGTCTTCATAGATTTCTTTGAGTTGTCCGGCGATGTCCTGAGCAAACCGCCGCAGCGGTTTATCGCTCATACTCGGCAGGCTGTGATAGGTGTCTGCCTCAGACATGAATTTCATGGAGGCTTTAACATTCATTGCGTGAGCGGCATTAACCGCTTCGACGCGGGGAAGGATGCTGCGACCAAGGGTATAAATCAGATATTTATTGGCAGCATGAATGCCCTGCGTTTTCAGCAGATACGCATGGCGACCTCTGAAAATTTCCCGCAGGTCGGTGGAGAGGTTTTTTACTCTGATTAAAACAGCTTGCCCCTGATCGTATTCGTCACGGGTAAGCGGTCTTTCCAGGCCAGAAACGGCCTGGCGTGGTCTGTTCCATGGAAACGCCCAAACTTCGGGCGTTTTAATCTGCGAAGTGAAGCGGCTGGTCTGCATTACATACCGTCTTTGATATCAATGACCAGATAGCCAGCGTTAATACCGGCCAAGATGAGTAATGCCACTGAGAAAACGATCACTTGTTTCCTCTGTAATGTCTGGCGTTCAACTCGGCGAGTTCTTTGCAGTAGACACAAAGCTCAACACCTGGCAGAGCTGCACGGCGTTCCTCTGGTATCGGACGATTACACTCGATGCAGAACATTGCGGAAACGCCTGCAACAGTTGCGCGGGCGGCTTGGATTTGGGCGGAAAGGACGAGATCAGCGCGCTCCTGGGCGGTGTCGATTACATCAGCCATTGTTACGCCTCCGCTTCACGTTGGATTCGGTTAGCTTCAATGCGGAGTGCTTCTGCAGCTTCAATCCCCGTCATTTCACGTTTGAGGATAAAACTGGCAATCGCTTCCAAGCGGCCAGCAAATACCACCGCTCGATTGGCGCGTTCTTCATTACGAGCAGTGTCCAGCATCAACGATAAATCAGGAACAGAGGTGTAATCACGTTCTGGTGAAGCTGAATCAATGCCCATAACTGGAAAGCCAACAATATTCTGACGGGTGTTATCAATCATATTTTTCATATAAGAACTCCTGTTTTCAGGCAAAAGAGTGCCCGGCGGGTTGACGCCAGTTAATTTGGATTCGGGTTAGTGTTTAATATTTATCTTGCAATCATCATCACTGATAAATTTCGGCAGTGATTCAGTTAAACCAAGCAAAGAATTTAGCGCCGCAACTACTTGATGCCTTTCCATCGGCGTTAATTCAGCAAACTTCATCTCAAGATGGCGACGAGATAAGCCAGCATGAAAACAGATTGTTCTACGCATATGCAGCGGCTGAGTATCAAATGTTTCCTGCGCTACATTCTTTCTGAAATCAAACATCTCTTTAATTCGGGAAAGATGTTTTTTACCTATTTGAATATGTTCTTCATTCACTAAAGACATAATCACCTCAACTAAACAGACGCTTTATAAGCGGTTTTGAATTTCTCACGGCCTGCGGGGCAGTGGTTTGTGACATTGAAGGGTTCCAACGCTTTCCACCTGGTAACTCGATGCAACCGTGGCTAAAGTGGCGAGATGGACTCTGCTGTTTTAAAAATGGAGCAATAGAAACGGCCATAGTCACATCAAACCATTTGGCGTAACGCTTGCAATGGCACCCACTGCAGATGCCAAGGCTGGAGATGCCTGTACTCGGCCTTGAACAACTAAGCCGATCAGTGACAGATGGCGAATACCGGCATTTACACCTTCGAGTAAGGACATTCGACGCTGAGAACTGACCGCACCACCTTTCACTGCATCAGCTGCAATAGAACCTACGGCTGCGGTTGCCTGTAGTGCGTAGGTTGAAAGATTAGAAGTAGCAATTTCATTGACCGGTACTGACGGCAGGCAATTTATTTGTGCCAGCATGCCATCGAGAAGTGTCGCGTCCTCAGTCAGGTCAGTGATTGAAAGTACTTCCTCACAGGTAAGTTTATGAGGTTGTTCAGGGTTGAACTTATTACGCAGAATTTGGGGTTTAGTCCCCATCAGTGCGGCAAGTTCGGTAAGGTTATGACGATTCACAAATGCCTTACATGCATCGTCAAAGTGAGCGTGTTTGGAAACGCGATAATCAAACATTGTTAGTCCCTGTTAGTTTGAATAATCTGACTCAACGATTTATGTAGCGGCACTTGATGGCTTGCTGACGGTTTTTCTCACGCCAGGCCTCAAGATTGATCAGGGCATTGCCATGACGTTCCATAACCACAGTTTGCATTTGACCTGTTTTACGGTTTTTGCGCTGCTGGGTGATTGTGGTTGAAGGGGTTGGGGCAAGGAGTACAACACCGTTCGCGATCCACTTTTCGAGGACAGCGGAACTGATGCCGTTAATTGCAGCAAAATCTTTTTTAGAAATTGTTGGTGAGTTAGCGAGTGTGGTCAGTTGCAAACTTATTGAGTTCACAATAGTCGCGGACAGGGCTGACTCCAAGGCCGGTAGCAACTGGGATACTACAGAGTTTAACAGTTCCTTAGAAACGGCTTTCTTATCAACGGCCGCTTGAATTGCATTCTGATCAGACATAAAGCAAAATCTCCCTTTGAGCAGTTTGAGTTCTACTGTGTGACATGTGGTGTGCTTGCACTTTAGAACGCTTTATTTGAACTGTAAATCTCTTTTAGCGATTTATTGGTAAAAAAAATGCGTCTTGAAAATGCTGTAGCTGCTGATGTGCTAGAAAGAATCCTTTCTGCATATGGGTTTACGATGCAAAAAGAACTGAGTGATAAGCTCGGTATTGCTAAGAGTAATGTTGCTAGTTGGCTTCAGCGTGAGCAGGTCCCGGGAAACGTGTTGGTGCAGTGTGCGTTGGACACTGGAGCAGATGTCCGATGGTTAGTGACCGGTGAGTTTGCAAATGCAAATATGGATTTATCCCATAAGCCACCAAGACATTCATTACTCAATGGGCAGTCTTTGATTTCAAAAATGCTGCGGTCTGGCGGAAAACCTGTTTTGCAGCGCATTCTAGAAGCGTACGGTTTCAAAACCCAGAAAGAGCTTAGTGAATATCTTGGAATCTCAACAGGTACAATTAGTACATGGGTTCGTAGAGAGTTTTTTCCTGGAGATGTGGTTATCACCTGCTCGCTTGATACAAAGGTTTCTCTTGAATGGCTGGCGATTGGCGATGGTGTGAAATCCACTCCAATGAGTCAGCTTTTTGCGGTTCCTAGGAAAAAACTCATTTCAGGAACGTTGGAAGATGCTGGGGAATGGGACGCTGATATTAGTTTTATAGCTCATAAGTTCCAAAAACCGATTTTCCTGAAGGGAAAATTAGGTTCATGGCTCGCTGACTTTGGGATATCAGATCTAAGCAATGGGCGATGGGTATTGGGTGTTAATGATAAATTCGATATTTATGACGTTATATTATTACCTGGCAGAAAAATTAACGTTACTAATGGGGGGGGGAGTTTTACGTGCTCTATCAGTGAGGTTGTTGTAACCGGTAAAATAATATTAACAATGTCTTATAATTTTTAATGAGGAAAAAGCATGGACGCAATTATGGTGTTTGTTTCTATTGCATTCGCATTTTTGGCTATACGTAGTATTTGTTTAAAGCAACAAAATAAATTTCAAAAGATTTGGAAGTCAGTATTTGCTAGCTGGTATTTCCTTGTTGCTGCAGGTGCAATAGTTACCCCAGGGGATGAAGCTACCGGTGTAATAATGTTGGCGGTTGGAATAACTATCCTTTATTTCACTAATCGTAAAAGTAAAACTGCTGAACATTCAAAAGCAACAGTCTCAATAAAAAATAAGACTTCCTTAAAAACTAGTAATGCCTCTCATCTAACTAAAAATCTAAACAAAAGGACTACAGTAAAGAATGCGACTGCATCAGATATGTATAATGTTGCCTTCTTATATATAAATTCTAATGGAGTAGAGACGTTTAGAGATGTAGATATTAAGAGTTTTGATGGTCATTACATTGAGGGTTATTGTCATGTGGCAAATAATCTTAGAACGTTCGTAATAGACCGTATTGAAGGTGATGTTATTGTTAGGTCAACCGGTGAGTCTCTAGAACCTTATGTTTGGGCCGAAAAATTAAGAGCTGAGTAAATGTAATGGAAAAGATGAAGACAAAGCTAGTTATGTCAATAGGTAGTTCTTCAACAATTGAAGATGCTTTAGATACTTATCGAAAGTTCGGTGCATTGATACCAGAATACAAATTTATTTTTTCTTCATCAAAAGGGACTTATCCCGGATTTGAAACTACTAAAAAATTTCAACATGGGGCCTCAATAAGAACACTCTTTAGTACAGAAAGGGTTTTTGTGCTTGATAAAATTACTATTTCAGAAATGTATAGTGAAGTTAAAAGGTCTGACTTTAAAATAGATTATTCCATTTCTTTGGACACTCAGTCTTTAAGTTACTTAGAGCGTTTCATTGATGGTGCACAAGGTTTGCCAAAAGATATGGATGAGGTTTTTAACTTCATCGCCCATGAGGATACTTCTGTAGACTCTGTTCTATATGAGCTCGAAAACTTATCCAATATCGATGATGAAAATAAACATGCAGTAATATATAGAAAACTCAAAGGTTATGAGTTCATTAAAAATGTTAATAACATAGAACTTGCTAAAACTGGGAGGATATCTACTACATTAAGTGAGGGTGAGCTTTATATTAATACAGATAATCACTTTTCTTTATTGGTTAAACGTTCAAAAAATAAGGAATTTAGGCGTGGGGTAAACGAAAGAAATAATTATATTTATAGTTATTTACTGATGGCTAGTATTATACAACTTGAATCACCAGCTATGTCGCTGAAAAATAAATTATTAAAAATGCTGTCATTTGCTCATTCTGAGATAGGAATGTTAGCACTTCATGAGTTAATTATAATTAAAAAATTCTTTGAGGATGGAACCAATTTTAGATTTTTTAATAAAATTCATAAAAACTCACCTAAAATTTGGAATGCTTTGAGCGGAATGGTCTGGGATCTTTCACATTATAGATATTTAGAAGGTGCTATTACCTATGATATGCATAATAATAGTAGATATTTTTTCCCCGCGATTCTAACCTTCGATAAAGGTTTTATTGAGGTTATGGAGTTAACGCCACTAAAAGCAATCGCTTTCAGTGTTAATGAAAATCGTCCAATCACATTTTATCATGATGATATAGAGAGTCGCTTAACTGGGGATATTCCGGAGGTTCTCACATTCTTTGAAGACTTAGCTTCAGTCGAAAATCGCAAAATAAGAAATGATCTCCATAAAGGAGATTCCACGGAAAGATTAGCAGTATTAATTCAAAATCTTGAAAGTACACTTGAATCTATTGCTGGGGTGATGAAAAAACACTAA